GACTATTGGGACAAATAGAGGCACAAATTTACAAAGAATGGTTACTGATGGATGAAATACCCAAGGAAGCCCGGCTTATGAGATATGGATTGGATTTCGGTTACACAAATGACGAAACGGCATTAGTTGCTATCTATAGGTGGAACAATTCATTTATTATTAATGAGATTATTTATCAAAAAGGTTTAACTAATAGGCAAATATATGAAATCTTATTCAACATACCACACGCTTTGGTTGTAGCCGATAGTGCCGAACCGAAATCAATAGACGAAATCAAATTCTATGGTGTTAATATCTTAGGTAGTCAAAAAGGGCAAGGTTCGGTTTTGCAAGGCATACAATATGTCCAAGATCAAAAAATATTCATAACCAAACGAAGCGTCAACATATTCAAAGAACAACGAAATTATTTATGGATGACTGATAAGGACGGTAAGATAATCAACGAACCATCGCCTATCTTTAATCATCACATGGACGCAATAAGATATGGGCTTGAATCATTAAAAGCGACACAGCCAGCACCACCACCTACCAACTTTGGTGGTGTTAAACAATTCTATCCCGGCATAGGATAGTGTTGCCTTAAAATATTTTCGTTATATACACTAACAGATTATGGACAAAATAAGACCTGATGCACCTGAATTGTCGATGCTTAAACTCAATAAGGAGTCGGGCTACAATTACAGGGAACGTAGACAATCCGATTGGAAAGAAAACTACACATTATATCGTGATAAAGTGACAATCAATCGGCTTACTCAAAGGCAATCAGTCAATCTTCCTTTAATGAAACAGACAATAAGGACACTTCTTAAAGACGTTGATGATATGCCGGTTTTATACTTTGAAAACTTAGATAATGACAAGGATGCCGAGATATTCCAGAACGAATACTGGAAGTGGATATTGGACTTTAATCACATGGAACTGAAAGACATCATTGATAAACGCCAAGTATTCTTATTTGGTCGTTCATTCGATCAGATGCAGATAGAGTATGGAAAGATTACTATCACAATTCAAGATCCTGAAGATATATTGGTTGATAGATATATGGATCCGGCTGATTTAGATAGTTCACGCTTCCTTATCCATACTCACATTTTTAAACCATTGTCGGTTATCGAACAAAACCCCGATTATGATAAAAAAGCTATCGCTGATTTAAAACAATGGTACGCAACCGAACAAGGATTAATTAAAAGCCAAGAGAATAAAGGTATGTTGACTGAAAAGAATCAGAAGATGGCCGATATGGGTTTATCTGATGTTAATGATCCGGTCTTAGGTGAAACTGTTGTTGAGTTATCAATGCACTTTGTCTATCACAAAGAAAAAAATGAAGATGAGCAACTATATCTTTATGTTGAGTGTGATGATATGAGGATACTGATGAAGAAAAGACTGGAAGAAGTTATAGGATCAACACCCGACCATTACTGGAGAAATCACTTCCCCTATAACACATGGGCTGATGATTTGGATAGACAAGACTTTTGGAGTGATGGGATAGGTGACATTGTAAGAACACCAAATAAAGTATTAAATAGTTGGTTTAGTCAATTAGTTGAGAATAGAACGCTTCGTAATTTTGGCATGAACTACTACGATGCCACTAAAGAAGGGTTTTCTCCTCAAACATTTGATCCAGTACCGGGTGGTTGGTATCCATTGCCCGGTAAACCATCTGATGTCTATCAAAAAGTAGATATTCCCGATTTGTCTGAATCCTTAGATGAAATGACATTCGTTATTACTATGCTTGAGAAAGCAACAGGTGGAACGGCAACACAACAAGGGGTTCAAACTGCCAATAGAACTACATTGGGTGAGGTTCAACTGGCATTAGGTGAGGCTAAGGCAAGGATTAAGGGTATGAGCAAGTTCTATACTGCCGCATGGAAATCAAGAGGTGAGAAGTTCCTTAAATTAATTGAAGCCGCACCGCAAAAACTAGATGCTGTCAAGATTTATAAGAAAGGTAAAAATACCAACGCCATGTTTAGTCGTGAGATAGAACCTAAAGACTGGGTAACTAAGTCTGGTTATGCAACTAAAGTATGGAGTCAAGATGAGAAGAACTCAATAGACCAGAGCAAACTTGAGAAAATCAATATGGCGGTTATGAATATGCCCGGTAACCCAAAACTTATGGAAATCTATCAGCGTAAACTACTTGAGATGGCTGAACTGACACCTGATGAAATAAACGAAGTGATGGGACAGGAAGAACAAAAGCAACAAGCATTAATGAATACTCAACAGGTTACAGGCCCACAAGGTATAACAGGTCAACCAGGACAACCTCCAACACCACAAGCCGCACCTCCTCCCAAACCACAACAAGGATTACCTATTAACAATTTAGCTAAACCGCCTATGATGGCGACAGCTCAAAGATAATATGGATGATTTATTAAAAAAATATGGTCTGAAGTATGAGGATTTAAATTCAATGGAGAGGGAAACTTATAATACTCGCTTAAATGATATCCAAAAAAGTGCATTATCGATTGAAAAGATTAAAGATTATATCAAGACAATGAAGGAGAGCGTTGAACAGGAGTTGACCAAGATAGGACATGAATCAAAGCAGGATATCTTTTTAAAAGCACGCCTTAGAAATTATATGTTACTTGAGGCTTTCCTTGATACCCCCAACAGGTTAAAAAACCAACTTGAACAGATGGTATCGGGAATGATTAAATAATATGCCCTTTAAATCGGAACGTCAGAGGAGATACCTTTGGAAGAATGAGCCTGAGGTAGCTAAAAAATGGTCTCATAAATACGGTAGTAAGCCGATTAAAAGTTCTAAAAAGACTGTGAAAGGTAAAAAAGGATTCGCTAAATACTATAAGAGAGTAACTGGAAAAAAACTAGCCAAAAAGAAGTAGGCTAAATTATTTAACATTAACCAAACCCTTGAATAAAGGACGGTAAAAACATTATGGTAAAACATAAAAAACCAACAAATGAAGAACTTGAAGAATCTATTAAAAAATCTACTGAAGAAGCTGAAAAACTGGTTAAAGTTCCTAATGAAACAGTAGAGGACACTCCGATTGATCTTCCTATTGAAAAACCTGTTAAAGAAGAGGTTGAAGCTATTGAAGAGAAAAAAAAGGTGGTTGAAGAACCAATTAAAGAAGAAGTTAAGGAAGAACCAAAAGAAGAACCACTCGTTGATTATAAAAAGAAATTCACTGAATCAAGCCGTGAAGCTCAAGTCTTACATTCCCGCCAAAAGAAATTAACTGAAGCGGTAGATCAGGCATCACAGATTGAAGAACCATCCGATGAGGAGATGGTTAAAGACTTCTCCGATTGGGATGTGATGAGTGAGACAGAGAAACGATTGGCTAAAGACAATGTCATCAATAAGAGAAGATTCGAGGCTATTCATAAGGCATCTCAAGAAGGAAAAGATATTATTGATTGGAATGTCAAAGTGGATAAGTATGTTGATGATCCTAAGACTTTAATTGACAATCCCGAACTTGAGGGAAAGGTGGATGATTTTAAGATATTTGCCAGCAAACCGACAAGAAGGGGATTGGATTTTGCAGATTTGACATCGGCTTTCTTATATGATATGAGCAAATCTACCAAACCTAAAAGCAAGGGTAGGATGTTTGAGACAGGATCAGGTGGCCCGAATGAAAAGATAAAGCCAAAAGGTGATAAGATAAGTCTTGCCGAAGCAAGAACTCTAATGAAAAATAATTACAAAAAATATAAAGAATATCTGACAAGCGGTAAAATAGATATGTCAACCTTGGAATAATAATCACTTGACATAAAATATAATCTATCTTTAATATTGTTTTTGAAGAACTCCAAACCTCTTTCATAAGAGACGGTTCACACTTCATATTAGTAATTTATATATTCAATTATGGCATCAGCTAGAGCAACAACCTTAGCTCAAGGTTTTTCGCAACGTCTCTTAAAAGAGATGTACGATACGAGCATACTCGATTCCATAGTAAACCGTGATTATGAAGGAGAAATTAACGGTGTGGGATCGAAGTTGAATATATTGAATATCGCAAGAATCACCGAGAAAACATATACTGGAACAACTCTGGGTACACCAGATTCCATATATGAGAATAACTGTGTTTTAACGATAGATCAATATAAATCTTTCTATTGGGCTGAGAAAACACTTGACAACTGGCTCTCCTATATTAAAAATCCTCACTCAACCGTAGTGTCACAGAAAGCTGACGAAAGAAATCGCAACATGGATATCTTCGTCTTTGGTAAGTATCTTAAAGTAGCGGCGGGAAATCGGGTGGGAACTGACAACACAACCGGTACGCTTTCAGTTGATGTTGATGGTAACGTAACCGGATCGGGTGCGGCTTTTGATTCAGCGACAATGGTCGGAAAAGGAATCAAGATCGGCACAGCTTGGTATCGAGTTAAATCGGTAGCAGGTGTGAATACGGCAGTCATCGAAGATGATGAGGATGATATTGCAACTCATTATTCGGGTGGAGTTATCGCAGGTTCAACCAGTTATACGGTTGAAGCCGCAACACCAATTTCTATCACAACGTCAAACCTACTCCAAAAAGTAGCCGATTTGCGACAGAAATTAGACAAAGCCGAATCGCTTTCAAGATCAGCAGTTCCAGATTCAGATAGATGGCTTATCGTGCCACCGGAATTTGAGAATACGCTGATTCGTGCATCAGGTGTCGCATTACACGTTCCAGAGGTTTATTCAACCTTAGTACAAAGAGGATTTCTAGGTATGTTACTAGGATTCAAGCTCTTTAAGTCAAATAGACTGACAGGGGACAACACCAGTGGTTATCATATCTTGGCCGGTCATTCAAACTGGATGACATTTGCTGAAAAGCAATTAGAGGCAACCATTGAGGAAGATATTGTAGGCGACTTTGGTTCAGCTTATAAAGATTTGTTCGTATACGGATGTAAAGTTCCAGATACTCGTAGACATTTTGCGGCTGAGCTGTTTTGCACGTTTGCTTAAGTTAAGTTTCGTTAGAAGTTTTCCCTACGGGTTAGCCTAGAAACTAGCCCGTAGGGGAACAAGATAGATTATGGCAACATTTGAACTATTAGCACAACTTCGAGTAACGGATCGAGAAGAAATAGCAAGAATACTCGCTAAGGCAACTGTCCTTAGAACAACTACCGAAACGGCTTTCTTAAACTCAAGGCTTCCATATTTAACCAATGAAATTGTCAGATATGATTCTGACGGACTTATCTTAGAAGCGGAAGGAAATACCCTACCTACAAGTTATTCAGGTTTTAAGCAGGGTGCTTTTTTTCGGGATTTAGATAAATCCGGTGCTAATTTATATATAAATACCGGTGATTCAACGACAGCAGTATGGACACAGATTTCGGCGACTCTCGCATCAGAATCTCCATCGCTGTCACCATCTTTGTCACCGTCATTATCACCTTCATTATCCCCATCACTTTCAAAATCTCTCTCACCATCGGCATCACCATCATTATCTCCAAGCCTTTCTCCTTCCTTATCAAAATCTCTATCTCCAAGCGTTTCAGAGAGTGCGTCAGCGTCATTGTCTCCATCTTCAACTATGTCGCCAAGCCTTTCTCCATCGGTCACGCCAAGTTTATCTCCTTCATTATCGCCATCTTTGTCAGCGAGTTTAAGCAAGTCATTATCGCCATCAGCAAGTCCGTCTTTATCGCCATCCTTGTCCCAGTCCCTGTCTCCGTCAACTACTCCAAGTGCTTCGCTCTCACCGTCGGCTTCTATGTCACCCAGTTTGTCTCCGTCGGTTACACCTTCATTATCGCCCTCATTGTCTCCTTCTTTGTCAAAGAGTTTATCGCCAAGCGCATCTCCATCTTTAAGTGCCTCATTATCTCCATCTCTATCAGAAAGTCTTTCACCTTCTGTATCGGCAAGTTTGTCAAAGAGCTTGTCTCCTTCTTTGTCAAAGAGTTTATCGCCGTCTGCAACTCCATCTTTAAGTCCTTCACTCTCACCAAGCGGATCGCCAAGCTTATCGCCCTCAGTCACACAATCAAAGTCGGCAAGTTTATCAGCTTCTTTGTCAGCAAGTTTATCACCGTCTGCAACACCTTCTCTATCTCCTTCGGTTACGCCAAGCCTTTCTCCATCGTTGTCACCTTCTCTATCAGAGAGTCCTTCAAAGTCCCTATCTCCGAGCTTATCGGAATCTCTATCACCGAGTATTTCAGTATCAAAGTCTCCAAGTGCTACTGTAAGCCCATCAGCTTCTATAAGTGCTTCGGAATCT